AGCCAGGGAGTCGGCGATCTGGTACGCCTGCCGACTGCCTTGATTGTCCTTGGTGAACACCTGGCACATGATCAGCCCGGGGCGGCGAACGCAGGGCTCGGAGCCGAGACCAGCGACGAAGCTGTCGCCGTGCTGGATGGTCAGCCTCACCCAGGCCTCCTGGTTGGCGATGGCCGTATCTACTGCGTCACCGTTGGGAGCGCCGTCATAGGCCACAGGCACACCATCCCAGGCCGCCATCCGTGTCGTGATGGCGATGCGGATCTCGTCGAAGGTCATGTGTTCTGCGCTCGCAGGTTGTCGAAGGTGATGGCGTAGACGCCGGCGGGGGCTTGAATGCTGTAACCCGCTGGAGTCGTCTTCCCAGCTGGCTTGTAGATGAACTGGCCGAACTCGATAGCCTCCGCGTAGGGAAGATTCGACTGCACGTAGATCACTTCCCAAGCGGTGCGCACTGACTGGATCTTGGCGGACCCCTTGGCAAGGGTGGCGCTGCCACTCCTGTCGGTGTCCTCCAGGCTATAGCCATTGTCCGGGGTGGCAACGCTTACGCGGTGACTGCCACGGAAGGCACCGGTATCGACCGGCGAACGCTCGATGACACCGTTCAGCGCCTGCAAGGCCGTTGCCCGCAAGCGCTTGTTCTGCTCGGCCTCGACCTCGCGGGCGAAGCCAGAGAGTGACTTGCTCCAGCCCTTGCGTGCCATCAGTTTCTCCTAAGCTGAATCGTCCAGGTGGCCTTGGCCGGGTCGGCGCCTACGTTGACCACCAGCATGCCGTCGATGGTGTCATCGATCGCCGGGGTGTCGCTCACCTCGTTCTGCAATGCTGTCAGCTTTACGTCGGTGCGCCGGATGTGCTGATCGTCGACCTCTTGGATCGAGTACCCGCCGAACACGCCGCGCCCGGAGTAGGTCACAGTCGTCTCGGGATAGGTACCCTCGACGGGGTCGAACTCGCCCGATACGACAGTGCGCGAACCGGTGAACGTTGTCACCGCGTCGGCCAGGTCGCTGTCGTAGGCTTCGGCAATGTCGGCTTGCAGTTCGTCACGAAGACCCATCACGCCCTCCAAACTGCAAAGGTGGAGCCACCGGCGCCAGTGAGGTAGGGCTGGAGCAGGTCGTTGACCAGCCGCAGCGTGCCGGAACTGATCACGGCACCATCCTGATACTCTTTCTCGGTCTTCACGCCTTTGGCTTCTACCATCTTGCGCTTGAGCGCCGGATCTCGATCGCCGTAGAGGTTGCCGGTGGCAGCATCCTGCGCCAGATAGGCGCCGGCCTGCTTGATGTCGTCCTCGACGGGATCAGAGGTCATGACACCACGGGCCGACAGCCAGGCGTTGGCCTCGAGGACAGCGCGGGTCTTGTCGCCATCTCCCTCCCAGCCAGCGGGCAGCAGGGCGTCAACGTCTGCGACGGTGATGTACTCGGTCATGTCATGGCCTCGGGATAAGGTGGGCGACCGTGGTCGCCCGGGGTGTTACTTGGTGGTGGCAGTGCCTTGGTCAGCAGCCTGCTTGCCCTTGGCCGCGGCCTTGGGCTCGTCCTCGGCCTTGGGCTCAGCCTTCTCGGCAGGCTTGGAGCCGATGGTGATCTTGTCCTTGCTGCCGCCGAAGCCCCAGCGGGCCTTTTTCTCGGGGGTGATATAGGTGTCTTTCATTACGCGCCTCCTGCGAGTGCGGACAGATCCACTTCGAAGGTGGAGCCGTCAGAGCGAGTGAAGGTCAGGATGCTGGTCGCCTCATCGAAGGAGACGCCCACAATGGGCGCCCCCTCTTTCAGGCCGGCCAGGCTACGGGGAAGGCCCTTGCCGGTCGGCATGATTACGCCTCCGTCATGCCAGACAGGATGAAGGACATCGGGACGTGCTTGCGGTCCACGACGCGGTCCCAGTTGGCGGCCACGGCCAGGTCGGACCAGCTCGCCGACATCGGGTTGGATTCAACCGCGTTGCCGGTGATGGTGTCGCTGGTGAACTGGTAGCCGAACGGGTGCAGGATCATGGTCTTGCGGGTCCACAGCGTCTCGGTGCCGCCGCCGTTGGCGCGATCCGGCTGGCGGTCGTACTCCAGCGGATTCTTCGGTGAGCCTTCGCCATAGCCCATGGCGCCCGGGCCGAACGCGATGGTCAGGAAGGTGCGACTGGTGCCGGTGCCGAACACGGGCATGCCGTCATCAACGACCACGCGCTTGCCGTTGTAGGTGGCGAACATGGTGTTGTTGTCGGCGTCGCGCACGAAGTCGATCAGCTGCTGCTTGCGAAGCTGGTTGTAGACGACTGAGTGCATGGCGTAGGCGCCCAGTTCATCGAGGTGATCGCCAAAGGTGGCGTCAGCGTCGATGAAGTCGACTGCGCTGATCACGCGACCGTTGGTATCCACGATCATGTCGCCGCCGTCGTTGGCCGCGTTGTCGTTGTAGATGCCGACAGCGGTAGCGATGGTGCGGCGCTGTGCCTGGCGCATCCAGTAGTTCTGGAGGCGACCGGCCACGTACTGGAGCGGATCGGCGTTGTTGAGCTCAGCCACCAAGTCAGCGGAGCCGAAACCTTCGTTCAGGTAGGCAACGCGGGCCTTTTGGGTGCCGGTGTTCACCGAGCGAGGCGCGGCCACGTCGGTGTAGACGTCGTTGGAGTAGTTCGGCTCGACGTCGGCAGAGATGGGGTTCCAGAACGGCACCACGATCTCGTTGGACGCGCCGTTGGCCAGCTCGGTGATGATGCTGTTGGTGGCAAGGACGCCAGATTGGAAGAAGCCGGTCTTCTCGACGGGATCTTCGATCATGTAGGAGGCGAGCAGGTCCTGATTGTAGACGTCGCCCAGGGTAGTAATAGGCATGGCTTATTTCCTTTGGGATTTTGCCTCTGCAACCATGCGGTTGAAGGCAGCAGGGTCAGTTTCAAGCAGCTCGCGCCGCTCGCTTTCGGTCATGTCTTTGATGCTGGTCTTGACGGCCCCGCCGCCGCTCGAGCCTGGGGCGCCGCCCCCGCTCGCCTTGCTGCCGTCCACGAGGAACGGGTAGGTCTCGCTGAGATACTGGCCCAGGCGTTTGGCATCCCATGCCTCGCCGTCCGGGCCGTTGATCTTGACCCCCTCGGGGGTGTGGGCGATGAATTGCATCGCCTCTTTCTTGAGCAGGCTGTAGCGCTGGACGCCGCCGGTGGCCTCTTTGTCGATTAGGCCGGCGACTACGCCCTCTGCGGTCGCGGTGCGCTCGCCGTTGGCGACCTTGTCGCGCAGGTCACCCAGTTCTTTCTCCAGCTTCTCGGCGCGCTCGCGTTCGGTGCGGGATAGCTGCTCCCACTCCTGCTGCTTTTCGAGCCGTTCACGCTCCCGGCGTTCGGCCTCTGACTCATGCTCTTGCAGCTTGCGCTTGGCCTCGGCGCGTTCTTCGCGCTCCTTGCGTAGCGCTTCTTTCAGCTCGTCGGCAGGGTCGATGCCCTCGACCTGCAAGCGGTAGCCTTCGCCGTGCTCGGCGTAGAGTGCTTGCTGGCCCTCGTCGAGCTGCTCGAATTCGTCTTTGGTGATCTCGAACTTCAATGCCATTGGTCACGACCCCGTCGTGTTGGTGGTGCAGGCCCACCCCGTGGGCCCATGAAAAAGCCCCGCTCGATGGCGGGGCAGTGGTGTGTGGTGGCGTCAGGACATCGTCAGGCGTTCGGCCTCGGCGACTGCTTCGGTGTGCAGCGTGATGTCGGCGTAGTGATCTGGCCCAATGCCGATGCACATCTCTACGCAGTCATCGCCATATGCCCGTGAGACAGGGCATCCGACTGCGCGGGCCTTGTTGCGGCGAATGAGTTCTGCCAGCAGCTCCAGATCGGTGTAGTCGTCCATACGTCACCCCATCGTCAGGTCGTATCTGGCCGCCAGCTCATCGAGCGTCAGTGATCGCCCCATGTCGTCGACGAACTGGTCGATGCGCAGCTTGCCGGAGCGGAACAGCGCCGCCCGGCGCGGGCCCAGCACGTCGTCTTGGAATTCCTTGGGCTGCCGCTTGAGCCAGCCGCCATAGGTGACGCGGGAGTCGACCGGGCCATTCATGGACGCGCGGTCGCCTACCTGGGCCAGTCGGTACTGCTCTTTGATCACCGGGCGCATCAGGCTGCGGCATCCGTAGTGAGCAGGAGGGCGAGGGCCTTGGCCGAGTGGGTAGGTCTCGCCATCACGCGATCGGCATACCGGTGTCGTGCGCCCATCGAGGGTACTGGTCCACTTCTCGCCCTCGATGATGTCGCTGTTGGCGGCGAACACCTCGTTGCGGGCAGCGCCTCCGATGCCATTCACCGCCGTGCGAATCACCGTCTCAGCCTGGCGCCGGCTGCGGGTGGTGACCATACGAGCCACGTCGCGGGCCAAGTCCTGCTGCGTACGGCCCTCAATCACGCCAGCCTGGACCGTGCGCAGGGCGTCGCGGCCAACGGCTGCTGAGAGCTCGTCGAACATCTGAGGGACGGTCAGGCGCTTGACGGTGTCACCCGATACCAGGGTGAGCTGTCGCCGGGTAGTGACTGCCGCCACCATGTCGGTATTGATGCCCTGGGCCAGGTCGACAGTGACTGCAGCACCGAGCAGGCGTTGGGTGAAGTCGATCTCCTGGGTGGCGAATGCCTCGAGCTCCAGCTGCTGTTGGATGCTGTCGGTGGCCTCGGTGACCAGCACCTGAATGTCGCGCTCCAGGGTAAGCATCCGGCCCATGGCGAACTCGGTAGCGTCGCCGGCAGCGATGCGGGCCCGGAGGTCCTTGGCCAGTTGGCGGAGGATCGGCAGGGCGCGCTTGATCTGGCCGCTGCTGAGGCGCTGAATCATCACCTGGTGGCGAATGAGCCGCTCCAGCAGCTTGAGTTCGGCTGTCATCAGATCACCCCGAGGTCAGTCCCACCGGTGGCCACGTCTGCGTCGATTTCTTCATCGGTGCGCTCGGGGTCAATGCCACCAGTCCGGCGCCGCCAGTCGCGATAATCCTTCTTAGCGATCAGGCCGCGATCCAACTCCTGGATGCGGGCGGCGACCTCTTGCGGGTCGGCGTCCTCGGCATAGAACTGCTGGTTCAGCTGATAGATGACGTTGCCAGTACCGCCCATAAAGCTGAGGGCCCAGCGCAGGGCGTTCTCGATGCCGTTGCTGACGTTGGTGGCGACACTGGACAGGCTCGCGTTCTCGGCGCCGCTGCGGGCCCGCACAGCCTCAGCCGTTTCGTTCTGGCCCCGTTGCTCGATCAGTCGTGCGCCAAGGGCCAGCATCTGCTTCTCTTTCTGCTCCATCAGCGAGAGCGGCAGGTTGCGCTCCTCGGCCTGGACCATTGCGATGCTGCCGCCCTTGGTCTGGATGCCGCGACGACTGCCGACCTGCACCCCGTTCGGGTTCAGCTCTTGCCACTGATTCGAGTCCAGGTCGCCGATGTCGACATGGAGCATCGGCTGGCCACACAGGAACGCGCCTTCCTCGAGGTCGGCGCTGTTGCGATAGTGGGCGATGTTCAGGTCTGCGATGTCGAGCAGCAGCGGCTTGTCGGGGATCTCGTCGTTGTTCTTGGCACCCAGGAACTGGAACGGGATTTCTCGCCAGGCGTTGCCGGCGGCATCGCGGGGCGTGACCTTGTCGCCAGCGGGCTTGTTGTCACGGTAGACCTGCTGGGTGTAGACGCCATCCTCAAGCCGGAGAACGCGGTATTGCGTCTCCTGGTTGCGCTCGAACTCGTCGACCTCGTCCTCGTAGGTCTCGCGCAGCACAACGAGCGTCAGGGCCTCGCCCTCACGGCGCCAGTTGATGATGCTCTGGCTGTCGTAGTAGCGCAGCGTCGCCCGCAGACCTCGAGTCTGTTCGCGGGTCAGGCCATCTTCGGCCTCCGGGTAGTCCACCAGGACGCCAGCGCGGCCAGATTGCTCCAGGGCGCTCACACACAGCTTGGCGAACTGCTCCAGGGCCATGCCGGACCCATCGGCGTCCTCGAGCATGTAATCGATGCTCGACGGCAGTTCGGCGGTCGGTGCCTTGCGAAAGACGCCGCCCAGCATGCCCTCATGGGTGCGGCCAGTGACGCCCAGCCAGGAGGCGCGCTGCAGGTATGCGGCATAGCGATCGTCCGCCTCCTGCAGTAGCTCGCCGGCCAGACGCTCATAGCCAGCCACCGGATGCGGCAGGTAGGCCGTACGGGCGCCCTTGATGGCGTCCGTGCCCGCCACGGCATCGCGCACGCGCTGGGCTTTCTTCTCGTGCGCAATGTACGCGGAATGCGGCGTGTCGACGGGCATGGTGGCTCCTCAGAAACGGATATGGCCGATGCTGGCCGGCTTGTTGATCGGGAAGCGCTTGGCGATGAAGTAGCCGCCTGCGTCCGGGGCGTGATCGAGCCCCTGGGTCTTGTCAGGCGCGCCGTGCTTGTCATAGGCCTGCTGCTCAAGGCACGCCGTGTACGACGGACAGCGGCGCACGTTGACCCGGTATCGGCGCTCTCCCTTGGCATTGCAGAAGGCGGAGCACATGGCAGTGATGCGATCTCTGACGCTCGGGTTGCTGCTGTCTACCTCGACGGCAAAGCCAGCCTGGCGGAGCAGGGCAAGGTCGTTGGTTGAGGCGTCGACCGTCTTGCGGCCCTTGCCCGAGGCATCGGGGTAGACGGTGATCTTGTGCTCGGGGTAGCGATCCTTGATCAGGTCGATCATGGCCGGGGTGTCCAACACACCGGTCAACTCACCCACTGCCAGGGGGTCGCCGTCGCGGATGACATGGATCACCGCGCTCATCTGCTGGACGTTGAAGTCCATGCCGACGTGCAGGTGCTCGCCACGCTGCTCGACAGCATCGGTGTCGTTCAGCTCACGCGAGAACGTGTGATAGACGGTGCCGCTCGTCAGGTTGACGAACTCGCCCATCAGGTAGGCCTGCAACAAGGCTTCGGGATAGATGTCCCGCAACGAGTCGACGTAGCCCTCTGGAAGATGCGGGTTCGACTCAGTCGGTGCCTGGATGATCCGGTAGCCGGGTCCTGGCTCACGCTTCCATGTCTGGTACACGAAGCGGAAGCCCTCGGGGGTCGTGGTCACGCCGATGGTGTTGGGCTTGCCGTCGGGCTTCTTCTGCCTGTTGCGCGACAGAATTCGGCGCCACACCTCAGCAGCGTCGCCGGCCTTGAGGGTATCGAGCTCGTCAACGTCAGCGTCGGCGTGCTCGTAGCCAATGATCCTGGCCGGGGCATCCATGGAGCGGAAGAAGATGCTGCCATAGCCCTCGATGCTGATGTAGTTCAGCGGTGACTTGTAGAGCTTGTACGGTACGCCAAGGCGCGTCAGCACCTCCTCAAAGCGAGGGAAGGCGATCATCCGCACCAGGTCATAGGTCGGCTCGTAGAAGCCGCGATTCAGGCCTGGGTACTTGAGCTTTCCGATGATCGAGCGCAGCACTGCCGCCTCGGTCTTGCCCGCGCCGAACCCTGCAACCATTGCCGGGAACCGGTCTTCCGCCATCATGTAGTCGTACTGCGGACCTGATGGCTCAACCTGGGGCATGCGGGTTTACCACCTCGATATGAATGGGTCGGTCTTTGTCGCCCAGGCCGTTGTCCGCAAACATGCCCAGGTGCTTGGCGATTTTCTCTAGGGCGCTGTTCTTGTCCCACAGCTTGATCTTGTGCACGTACTCGATGTCAGGCTCCTCGCCATCGGCACCGGGCAGCATCTTGGTCACCACCTCCACGCTCTGCACGGCAGCTGCAATGTCGTCGTCCAGATCATGAACACTGCGGAGTTGGCCGCCGGTGGTGAACAGCTTGCGGATGTCGGAGAAGCCAAGACGGGCCAGTTCTCGGAGCACGCGATCCTGCGTCACCTCAGTGCGCTGCTCGCGTGCCTTCATGCGCTCCTGAATCGCCTCGCCAACCTTGACATTTCTCAACAGCCTCGCCCCTTGGGACTCTGCCGTTCTTCCGCTGTACCCGGCCCGTATTGCCGCCTGGGTGGCGTTCAGATCAATCAGGTACTCATCCACGAAACGAGACTGCCGTGCTGTCAGCGCGACAGCCTCCCGGGCAGTCTTCTTGGTCATGGTTGCCTCATCGAATAGGAGGGGCTGGGCTCACGCAAGCAGGCGCAGCTGCATCTAATCCTCGAGCATGCTGGTTCGGCTCTCGAGGGGTGGTCAGATATGAGTAGGCTGTTGCCATAGGTTCGTTCTCAGCATACTCTGCCACCGCCTTAGTCGATCTGTAGGAGACCTGGAGGTGGACAAGTATTTGGTCGAGAGCTACCTAACCGCTAAGAGCCGGCGGGTGCGGTGGGCGGTAGTTAAGCTTTCTCAGCACTACAATGAAGAATCCAGAGAGGTTGTTTCGCGGCATGCCCTCGAGGAAGAAGCTCGTGCCGAAGCTGCAGCCCTATCTTTCAACTCACGGCCTGCCAGATAGAATCCTCGGGCAGCCCCTTCCATTGCGAGGTCGCTCCAGAATGCCTGCCAGATTCCAAGTTCGCTCAGTGCTCACCGACCCCGACAGCACCAAGGTCGATTACTGGCAGGTGGTCGATACGCACCTGAACGACGACGTGATTGCTTCCTACCACGACTGCGAAGCAGCTGAACGAGAAGCCGAAAAACTCAATCGCGATAGCGAGGCTGACTGAAAACCCGTCGGGCTCACTTTGTTCTGATCGCGTCCATGAACGTGCGGGGCGCTCGGCTCTCTTGACGCTGCCGGCTGCCGAGGAAGAAGCCCATAACGCTGCTGACCAGGCCTGCGGCAATGCCCGTCACCGCGATGTCGGCATACCGCTCACCGGTGGGTGTCAGCTCCACGAACGTCACTGCGCCGATGTAGGCGAACACTGCGACGATCACCAGGGTGCCGAGCAGGTACACGAAATTCCTGGCCAGCCAGCCGGCGTTGTCAGCCTGGAGCGTGGCGATCTGCATTGCCCTGGCGTCTTGCTGATCCTGTAGGTAGAGCCGGGTCAGCTCGATGTCGAGTTCGCGCAGCTTGGCCTTGGCCGCTTCCGGATCAGCCTGTACGTGACTCACTACCGCCTGCGGCGTG